CATGATTAGAATCCTCCAAAATTGTTAGCGGTGTAGATACCGGCACCAGCTAGAACGACCGCAGGAGTTGCCCACGACAAGTTAGCTCCTGCCCCAGTAGAAGTTACTGTCAAAACTTGTCCAGTAGACCCAATTGGAAACCGCGTATTACCAGTGCCAAAGTAATAGATTAGATCACCTTGAGTAGTCGTCGGGGCTAAAGCTCCAAATGCTGCAATGGCTGTCGTAGCTGACGTACCGCCAAAGCCAATACCAAGAGTACCCGTGGCTGTAATTGTGCCGGACGCGGTAATCGGGCCACCGTTAAAGGACAGACCAGTACCACCACCAGAAACATCAACGTAGTTGACTGTACCGTTGTTAGCCGACCAAACCGGGAAACCGCCACTGGAGGTAAGAATAGTGCCGCTAGTGCCAATGGCTAACCGCACATTTCCTGTAGATGTGCGATATATCAGGTCGCCAGAAGTTGTGGTCGGGGCCAGTGCATCGAAAGCCGCAATAGCCGTGGTGGCTGATGTGCCACCAAAGCCAACACCAAGCGTGCCGGTTGCTGTGATGGTGCCAGACGCAGTGATCGGGCCACCGTTAAAGGACAGACCAGTACCGCCACCAGACACATCTACATAGTTGACCGTGCCAGAAGCGGCTGGGCTTATCCAAACTGGTAAACCGCCGCTGGCGGTTAAAAGTTGACCGCTAGAGCCGATACCTAAACGGACGTTTCCAGTAGATGTACGGTAAATAAGATCGCCAGATGTCGTGGTGGGGGCCAACGCATTAAAAGCCGCAATGGCTGTCGTAGCCGACGTACCGCCGTGAGCAATCGCCGTTGTACCAGAAGCAGTAATCGTCCCAGCCGCAGTGATGGGGCCACCGCTATATGTAATCCCAGTGCCACCGCCAGATAAGTCAACTGAGGTAACCGTGCCTACACCGGCAACGGTTGTCCAAGCAGGAATGCCACTGCTGATACCCAGCACTTGACCAGGAGAACCAATGGCTAAACGGACGTTTCCGCCTGAAGCGGCGGTGCGGTAGATTATATCCCCAGATGAGGTCGTCGGAGCCAACGCATCAAAAGCATTACTGGCGGTCGTTTGACCGCTTCCGCCATTGGCAATTGGAACGGTTGTGACGTTGAATGTGTTGGTCGTCGCTAGAGACAGCGCCGTACCGGCAAAATAAGTCGTGCCAGATGCGGCCACAAAAACTGCCATCTGAGCCGCCGTGCAGTGTTCAGCCGGTGCGCCAGAAGCATGTTGAATTAGAAATATGTCAGTCCCAACAACCGCAGGAGATAAATCCAATTCACTAATAAGGACGTTTGGCATTATGGGTTGTTTCCTACTAAATAGTTAAACCCGTCTTGCGTAATGTCCATCGGATTGACACCAGTAATGATCGGCGTGTTGTAGTCGGCAATGATGAAGTCCATCGGCTCGGGGTCCAAAGAAAGGTTCTCTGGCCGAGCGTTCGCCACTGGCACAGGATCAGGACCAAGAACCATCTTGGAAAAATACGGGTTCGGAACATCGTCGCAAACACCGCAGACGTACAGGCCCGTACCAACCGGGGTTAAGCCGCCACGGAACTCCATCTTCTGAACAAGACTCTCGTGCATCGTCCAAAAGCCGCATCCGTCGCAAACGGCGACGGCTCTTGGGTCACTGGTGACGATGACGATGGGTGCGCGGGTGCGCGTGTGAAGGGGACTAAGGGTACTCAAAACCGCGCCCCCCTCATGCTCGGCACGATGCGCGTTGGAACCTTCTCAGTGTCCTCCGCAGACGCAAAATCAAACGCACGATTGGCGTTGACTTGTAAAACAGCCATGCGATCTGGTGACCACTTCTCAGCCAAACGAGCCGCAAGACCACCGGCAATCGCATCAAACCAACGCTGCGGGGCATCAAGCGTAGCGGTTGGCGCACCGGGATCGTCCTGCATCAACATGCAGTACATGTAGAGTGTGTAGGACGTATCAACCGGCGTCGGCCAGATGTAGAGCGTTGGCGTGATTGTGCGCTCAAAGTAATACTGCTGGGGCGTCCCCGTTTGCTGTTTGTTCGGGATCGCCGCGTACTCGGAGCGACTGATTTCCGACAGCATTATGTCTGTGGTTACCCCTCCGCTTGTCTGACGGCGGTATACTTGCAAAACATCTACGTTATTTGAATTGAGCGTAAACGATTGCAAACCAGTGGTAAGGGCCTGACTTAACAGGTTTACCTTCCATAAATTGACTCCGCGATTAGAGTATTCCGAAAACAAATAACTCAGGCTTCGGATAGCAGATTGAATGTCGTTCGCAGACAAATCACTGGCTTCGCGGCCTATGCGTTCATAAGCCTCGTCAATGACCGATTGTTGCTCGGTTGCAATTCCAAAAGTGGTTGTTCCGCTTAGACTCATCCAACATGACTCACAAAATTTTTGTTAAATAATGTTTTGCTTTTACTTTACGGCGTAGGCCCACCCACAGGATCAGGCGCACCAGCCGGTGCTTGGGTCATTATCTCAGTTCCAACCGCCACTGTATCACCATCCCACGGGCTTTCGTTGAGAGGCCCATAGCAATCAGACAGTTTGGCTCCGTTGATTTTCTTGGATCGCACAGTGCATGGAAACGAAAACATGTTGCTCATGCCACCACCAGCCGAAATGGTCGTCGTGAACTTGCGGAACGCTGCCGGGGTGTTGGCCCAAGTCGGCGCTTGCGGAAAACTTTCACGGGGTTGAAACAAGCTCCAGACCTTACCGGGACCGGGGTTGGCGCATGAGCCACCCGTGAGGTCCATGTCGGCAAACGCTGGACCGCGTAGCACGGGACATACAGCAACGCCCAGCGCGAAAACCTTGCCGTTGACGGTGATGGTCTGACCGGCGACAGGGGTTGTCGGGCTGGCCGCGCACAGAGCAAACTCGCCTTTGCAGACCTGGATCGTCATGGACTGTGCTGAAAACGGGGCGACTAGGGCCGCGAGGATGAATGCAAAGCGCATTTTGTGTTCCTTTTTATGGAAAAAATAAAAACAGGATTGGCGTTTTTTAGACCCTCACTTGCCGCCAATCACCATAATTACCCACCCCCGGCCTGAATGAAGGTGACAACCGACGCCGTAGCTGGATTGCTCGTGGCTGTAATAATAGCCCTCATGTATTGAACCGGGGAAGTGTAGCTTGACTCAGCCGATACCGTCACCGTTGCCAATGTCGGGTGATTGTAAATGTTCGTTGGCACAACAGAGTTGGCATCTTGCGGCGTGTCTTGAATTGTAATTGGCGCAGTCGTAACCGTGCTTACCGCAACCGTCACAGAGAACGGGGCTGTAAACGAATTACCCTGAACCCAGACGCTAGAGCCGGTTGCTCCCGTCCCAACCGTAAAGGTAGATGAGGCAGTCGTTCCGACCGTGATGGCCGTGACCTGGGCAAACTCAGCCGTGGTTGTTGCCGTTGTATTGTTCGGGCCAGTAAGCGTGGTCGATACCGCCTGACCGCGAACGTCAATGCCGGTGATCGTAAACGTCGAGGTGCTAATGTTTCCGGTCGAAGTTATCGTTAAAGTTCGCTGAATGCCGGGAAAGGTTACGTTAGGAGAGTACCCTTGCGTACTAACTTTCCCGACATTTGACAGTGAACCGTTCAACAAGACGCCCTGGCTGGACGCCGTGAAGGATTGCGTGGCCGACACGCTGTTCACGACCGGAATTGGAAATGTGATCGCTATTGGGCGCATTGGACTTCCTTTTTAGACAAGCGGTTCAGGATTAGCCGGAACTGCCGATTGAACGTAATAGACATTATCGCGGAGCAAAGGCGGGTTACGCACCGCATGAACGTGTTGGAAAATCTGTCCCGCGTTCATTAATTTACCGCCGTTTGCGGGGGGTAGGTTTGGATCGGCAAACCAGCCGTAGGGCTGTTGGCCGGTGTACATATCCATCAACGTCGATCCAGAAGCGACCGCAAACCTGATACCGCGTTGCGTTCCAATACCCATCAGGAACTCGCAACATGCGCGGCCTGATTCAGCCAAGTGGACGTTGGGATAAGAAAAGTCGCAGCCGAATAAGCCAATCTCTGTAAAGCCTTCAGACATTGCCAAAGCAATTGCGTAAGCGACACTTGTGTTGAAATAAGTGATGCCGCCAAGCGATGCTGAAACTTTGTCAAACGGGTATACAACATGGTTGGGATACTTCGGGTGCGGGTGAGAAGTGTAAAACGGCGTGTTATCCTTCAGAGCGGCTTCGCACATATCACGAACGACAGGATGGCCGAGATAGGGGTGAACAGGATCAACGTGAACAATGCGATCACAGCGTATCTGCGCTCCCATGTAGTTAATCGTCCAAGTCTCGGCGTTTAGCAAAATATCGGGTCGTGTCTCCATCAGTTGAGCTTGGAAAAAGTCGTTTCGGCTAGAACCCATTGCGACGATATTTACCGCCTTGCGATGGGGCATCAAAGAAACAGTCGTGGCAGCAGCTTGCTGCAAATGCGATTCGTTACCCATTTTCTATCCTTGCCTAGTCGCCACATTGAAGTAAACGCCGTGAGGTTGTGGCCTACCCCACGGCGGTCTTTATTAAGCCGTATATTGCGTCAATCCGTAAGTATTTTCTTTCGTATCGGCGGGAGGAAGTACGTTGTAAGCTGGGCTAATGACGCCAATAGCATAGTTTTTCGTGCCGTTGGCAATTTGTGCAGTAGCCAAAGTAACTGTTCCACGAACGTCCGCGCCAGAAGCTGTGTGCGTTCCACTGGCCGCAAAGCCAATGGCCACAGAACCAGCAGACGAGCCAAACGAGAAACCATCAACGTATACACCAGCCACGCGGTTGGTAGAAGATACGCGGTATGGCAACCCATAGGTGTCAGATGTTCCGATCTGAATACCAGCCGAAGCCGTGCCAGCAATAGAGGCTGTTGTAACGGTCTTGAAGGCTTTGGTCGTGATAATGAACGAACCGGCATTACCCAACGTAGCTCCAGACGGTCCAATCCCCGTCCAAGCCATTGACTGACCGTAACCGTCAGTCCCACGAATGGTAATGAGGCACGTTGAAAGATTGGTGCTTGCCGTGATTTGAAGCGCACGGGGAACGTCAATCGTCGCAACGCCACCAGAAACCAAAGGACCGGTCGGTGTCAGTGTCGCGCCTTGTGAAGCGGTCGTGAACACAATGCCGCTCGCCAATGAAGTCGAAGCAGCCGTGATCTGGTAGAACGTAACAGGCGTTACGGGAACGCCTGTACCAGCTTCGGTATCAGAGTACCCCAACACATATCCTGATGTGTTGGTCGCAGTGGCCGGAGTATAATAAGCCCGACCCTGCTTGAGTTGATCGCTATAACTTGTCATGAGGAATCCCTCGACCTGTTGTTATGAAAAGGGCCACCGCGCACTTGCGGCACGATGGCCCCGTTCTCATTGCCCTACGCAACCTTTAGGTTGCACCAGACGAACCAAAGATGCTGCGGGCGTTTGACCAGCCGAACGAATAACGTTCGATGGCTTTAGCCAGCAAGTTGTCTGTGGTGAAGTCGGTGAACACATCGGTTTCGAGTTTTTCACGAACATAATGCTTCAAGCCGTTAGGAGCGTCTGTCATCAGGAACCAAGCGTTCGTGTCAGTCAGGAAGTGATTGACGCGATAGCCCTGCGGAACGGCGCTCATGTTGTAGATGGCGTTGATGTCGTTGTTCGCCGTGCCAGTGCGGAACTGCGAGTTCAACAAACGATCAGCGGTAAACTGCAACTGAGGCGGAACAATCAACTTGACCGGCTTGGTCATGGTGATGAGGCCCGCTTGGTCGCGGAACTGCGAAGTCGCCGTGATGGCGTCTTGCAGTGAACTTTCGTTCAAGTCGGTCTGGACAGTCGGCGTGTTAGCGAACGTGCCGGTGTCGATGGGGTGCGCTGTCGAGAACAAAGATACGCCGTCACCGCCTGGATAAGAGGCAGAGAAGCCGTTGTTCAAGACTGACGCGCCGTTGACTTCCTTTGACTGCATCATCGAGTTACGCAGCGATTGAGCTTGCTGCGGGAACTGCGACTCATACAGATTGTCCTTCATCGCCTGACGGGTGATGATGAAACCAACGCTGGTGTAGCGGTGGTAGTAAGTCGAGATAACGCGCTGTCCCATATCTTGGAACGCAGTCGGTGCGCCTTCAGCCTTTTGAGAGGCCAAGCCCAACAACTTCATTTCAACTTCGATTTCGACCGCTTTGTCCGAAGTCTTTACAGTAAAGATTTCAGCGTATTCTGCGGGGTACATCGGGTAGTCACCAAACACTTCCGCCAAGCCTGGGCGAAGAAGCTGTTGGATTTGACTCGTGTTAATTGTCATGTGAGTTTTCCTACTTCTTCTGGATTAACGGACGCTACCGGCACGCAACTGACCGTTATTGATCTGAACGATCCAGTTAGCGAACGCGCCAGGAGCATTGCCTGTGCGTGGATCGTAGCTGATCAGCGCAAGGTTCATGCCAGAGGCGGTGGAGGCGGTTGCGTTATTCAGCGTGACAGCCGAAAGGCCGGTACGAGTATTGCCAGCCGTGTAAAGGAAGTTCGCACGACCCATTGCGTTTGCCTGGGTCAACGGAGTGCCAGAAGCACCCGAGCCGTCAGCTTCGGTAATGGTGTATTGAGCGTTGGGGTCGTCAATGACCATTGCAACGGGGGTGTTGCCGGTCAAATACGATGTCGCACCGCTAAAGTAATTAACAAACTGCCACATGCCCGAGGTGTCTTGATATTTGCAACCTTGGAAAACACCGAGAGTGGGCGAAGTCGCCAAGCCCCTGGCAACTACACCAGCAGTTGAGAGACATACTGGGTCGCCCTGGAAGATTGACTGCCCACCCGTTGCCGGAAGGGGATATTCATTGGTTTGACCATTCCATGTCCCACCGATACCGCTGTTTAAGGGTTGAAGGCCGAAACCTCCACTTGCTCCATAAGCCATTGTTTTGCTCCGTTCAGATGCGTCAAAGACGCGGGATTTACTGATTGCTGCTTAACCTTGCAGCTTCGGAGCGGAGTTCGACCGCCAGTCGATAACGGGCCTTAACCCGAGTGGATGCCGTGACCACCATCGTCAACTACGAATAAACGTAGGGCGTAAAGTTAGTGCGTAATATGTTTTCAGTCTTATCTTGACAAGTCAAGATGTGGTGGGGTGGCCTGGATGGGCCGCTGTCACTCCTCCGGCAAGGGAAAGGTGGGCCAGGGCTTCTTCACCCCGGCCACCCCGTATTAGTCTTTGAACTCGGCAGAGTGGCCAAACTCAGTTTTAGATGATTGATCGAAACGCGGCATCATGGGGTTCTGGCCCGCGCCTTGGGTCCAGTTAATGCCTTCCATCTG